GTAGGTTCTACTTATAGTGGAACTGCTGGTTCTTGGGCTTCAGCTAATTATCTTTCAGCCACAGGTGCGGTATCAGTCATAGGAACAGCATCTGCTACCTTCTACATCACAGGTGTCCAACTAGAACAAAACACAGTAGCAACACCGTTTGAACGCAGACTTTATAATCAGGAATTGGCTAATTGTCAGAGGTATTATTGGCAACAAAACTATACGCAAGCAAATAATAGATTTGGAATGGGAACTGCTGGTGGAAGTGTCACAGATGGGTTTCAAATTTCATTACCTGTTCCAATGAGAACAACCCCTTCAGTTGTGTTTTCTAATGTTGGATTATATGATGGAACAAGCACATTTACTATTTCATCTATAGGCGCAAACTATTCAACACCAACTTTATTATCTGCATTGATTAATAATTCATCATCTATTACTGCTGGAAAATCAGTTCAATTATATGCAATTAATAGTAGCGCAAGTGTATCAACATCAGGAGCAGAATTATGAGTTATAAGTTAGTTGCTGAACACCCAATTTTTGGCACATCAAATACTGTTATTCGTATAAGTGATGGAGCATCAATTCCATTTGTGCTTGATAACACAGACTACCAAGCCTTTTTACGCTGGTGCGAAGAAGGCAATACGCCAGAACAGGCTGACTAATGTTTGGCATAAGTGCATTTGCTCAAACACCTTATAGCTCATTAGCTAGTACAACACATTTTGGTGTAGCTAATGTCAATGGTATTGTAACTGTCACTTGTGATATGTTCTCTACCATCTTTGCTTCTTGTGCTATCACAGCATCAGGTTTAGTAGTAGCATCAGGCATCCTTACTAAACTAGGTATAGCAAATATAAATGGTTCAGGGTTATTTACAGGTAGTGGTTTTAGGATATTTCTTGCATCCCCTGTCGTATCTGCTTCAGCTACAGTCACCGCTAAAGGTTATCGTTTAGGTGAGGAATGGACTACATCTACCGCAGGCACAGAAACATGGACAGCAACAACAGCAGGAACAGAAACATGGACAACTGCAACAGCAGGCTCTAACACATGGTTACAACAAGGATAAAAAATGGCAAAGACAAAAATTAGTGAATATGACGCAACCGCAGGGAATAATACTGACATCAACAGTATTAACATAGACGAGGGTTGCTCACCATCTGGTATTAATAATGCTATTCGTGCATTAATGTCACACCTAAAAGCATGGCAAGGTGGTACAAGTGGTGATACATTACCAGTATTATCTGGTGGTACAGGACAGACTACTGTTGCTTTAGCTATTAATGCTTTATTGCCTACACAAACAAGTAACTCTGGTAAATATTTAACTACAGACGGTTCTACAGCGTCTTGGGGTTCAGTTGTTACATTTACTTCTGGTATGATTCTAATGTGGTCTGGAACAATTGCTACTATTCCTAGTGGATGGTATTTATGTAATGGTTCTAATGGTACTCCAGATTTACGCAATAGATTTATTATTGGTGCACATTCAGATACATCTAGTGTTGCATATTCAACAGTTACAGGCTCTAATACACAAACTGGTGGTACTAAAGACGCTATTGTAGTAAGCCATACCCATACTGCAACAGTTACTGACGCTGGTCACTCACATACATTACCAAATTCAACATCTGCACAAGCTGGTTTTGATAATGGCGGTGCTAGTACAACAGATGCAGGTAGTTCAAGAACTCCTAGCATGGCTACAAATACAGCAACAACAGGTATTTCAGTAACTAATAGTACAGAAGGCTCAAGTGGTACTAACCAAAACTTACCACCATACTACGCTTTAGCATTTATTATGAAGTCATAATATGACTATAAAAAGATTACAATTTACAGAATGGAAGCCAGACCAGCCAGCTATTGGTGAAAGTCTTAATGACGCTAAAAATGTCGTTCCTGTGTTAGCAGGATATGCTCCATTTCCTAGTGCATCTAACTTATCTAATGCAGCTAGTGAAAGTCTTAATAATGTATTTGTAGGTAAAATTGGTGATACAGTTCAATTATTTGGCGGTGGTGCTTCTAAACTATTTAAGTTTGATCCTACTAACCTTGCAATGACAGACGTATCTAAAACTGGTGCTTATGGTGGTACTGTTCGTTGGCAATATGCACAGTTTGGTTCTATATTATTAGCAGCTAATTATCATGAACCTGTACAGGCATGGACATTAGGTGTTTCTAGCACATGGCAAGACTTGGGTACATATCTTAATGGCACTTATACTAGAACAGGAACGACTGTTACAGTTACTACAACTACTTCACATGGTTTAACTACTAGCAGTACATATAAAATTTACTTTAAATCAGGTGGAGCATTATCTGGTAACTACGTTATCACATCTACAGGTGCAACAACATTTACTTTAACTACGGTAGCTAGTGGCACTATTGCTACAAGCAACATGAGTGTCTATACGTCATCTGCACCTATTGCTAAATTTGTAACGGTGGTTCGTGACTTTGTAGTGTGTGCAAACATATTAGATACACCTAATAAACTTCAATGGTCTGATATTGCAAATGAAAGCAATTGGACTTCTGGAAGTGCATCACAATCAGACTTTCAATTAATTGCTGACGGTGGAAATATTACTGGTTTAACAGGTGGTGAAATTGGTATTGTATTCCTAGAAAAAGCTATCTACCGTATGCAGTATATTGGTAGCCCTTACTTCTTCCAGTTTGATGCTATATCACGCAATCTTGGATGTATAGAAGGTAACTCTATAGCACAGTATGGTGGTATTTCTTACTTCTTATCAGATGATGGATTCTATTCATGTGATGGTCAAAAAATTACACCAATAGGCGTAGAGAAAATAGATAGATATTTCTACTCTACATTTAACCTTGCTAAATCTGACACCATGTCAGCTACTATTGACCCTATTCGTAAACTTGTTATTTGGAACTATCCTACAGTAGCAGGTGGTAATGCACTTATTATCTATAATTGGCAACTTAATAAATGGTCAAGAGGTGAAACAGATACTACTTATGTAGCTTCTGCTGCTTCTACAGGCGTAACATTAGAAGGCATTGGTACTCTTTATCCTAGCATTGAAACAGTACCAGCATCACTAGATGACCGTATCTGGGCTGGTGGTAAGTACGTTCTTGCAGGTGCTAGAGGTGCTTATATCGTAACATTTACAGGTGCTAATACTACTGCAAACATTATAGTAGCTGATTTTGAAGATGGTTATAACTCTGTAGTTAAACTTGCTAGACCTATCGTAGACAATGGTGCAGGAACTGTAGCTATAGCTTCAAGACGTAAACTAGACGATAACATTACATTTAATACTGCTGTTTCTTCTGGTGAAGGTGGTCGTGTGCCATTAAGAAGTGCTGGAAGATGGCATAGATTAAGCATTACACCTACAGGAAGTTGGACAACAGCTATTGGTGTTGATGTAGAAACTGAACCACAAGGAAATAGATAATGGCTCGTAGTGATATGTACAGGGGGTTAAACCCCTCTGGTGCTAACCCTCGTGAAATAAGTGAAGTTACAAATAATGTATTAAACGGTAAAACAAACAACACAGGTGCATTTATAACTACAGCACATGCAACAAGCTCAACACTTTATGATGAACGTATAGGCTTTAATTCAGTCATCTTATTCATGCCACAAGACCATGACTCTGCTGCTGAATTAGTAGACGTTTATTTTGATACCTTTGCTAAAGGTTCTTGCGTAGTTCACTACGGAAACCATGCAGCAGTTAGGTCATACAAGTATATAATAGTAGGATGATATTTCACTACATACCTAAAGACCAGTTACGAACCCATTGGGAGTTTATCAAAGAGGGTCTTGAGATTGTTCGCACAAAAGGACACATGGAATGGATAGTGGAAGATGTCTATTGTGATTGTTACGAAAATAGGTCTATGCTCTTTATGGGTATAGTAAATGATAAACCAGAAGGCTTTATTGTTTTACAACCAGTAGGCAACGCACTACACATTTGGGCTACATGGTCAAGAATATTTGATTATGACATATTTACAAAAGGTTTAGAAGAAGTTAAAGCAATAGCAAGACAAGGTGGAAAGACTAGAGTTACCTTTTCATCTCAACGTAAGGGTTGGGAACGCAGAGCAAGGTTAATGGGTTTTAAACCTCAAACATGGGAATTTATACTTTAAGGAAAGCAATATGATTAATTTACACAATTGGCTACATAATTTAGTTGAGTCATTCACATTTTATGGTGGTGGTTCTGGAGGCGGTGGTGGTCAAACTACTAAAACTACTAATGAATTAGACCCTACTGTTAGACCATTCGTAGAGTACGGACTTAACGAAGCTAAAGGTCTTTATCAAACTCAAACTCCATCATACTATCCTGGTCAAACTTATGTTGGTCCATCACAACAAACAACAACTGCATTACAAGCAGCTCAAAATAGAGCTATGGCAGGCAACCCATTAGTTCCTGCTGCACAACAACAACAATTAGGTGCTATTAGAGGCGACTATTTAAGTGCTGGTAACCCATATTTTACACAAGCTCTTGCTGGACCTACTCAACAAGCTACACAAGCCTATAATGATGCTATTAAAAACGCACAAGGAACAGCATCTATGGCAGGTCGTTATGGTTCAGGTGTATCTGCTGATATTCAAAACAGAGCTGCTAATACATTATCTAATACACTCGCTAACAAATATGGTGAGTTGGCTTATCAAAACTATGCTGGTGAACGTGGTATGCAAAACCAAGCTGTTATGAACGCACCAACATTAGCACAAGCTGACTATGGTGATATTTCACAATTAGCTAACGTAGGCAAGACTTCTGAAGATTATCAAAAGACTGCATTACAAGCTGACCTTGATCGCTTTAACTTTGAGCAAAATAAACCATATCAAAAACTATCATCTTACTTGGGTGCTGCCTATGGTGCGCCTCAAGGCAATGTATCTACATCTACTCAATCAGGTGGTGGTGGCAAGATAGTATGTACCGCTATGAATGAGGCTTATGGCTTTGGTAGCTTTAGACAAGCTATTTGGCTCAAACATTCAGCTTCTATGCCTAACGCTAAACAAATTGAAAAGGGCTATCATAGACTATGCCTTCCAATAGTAAACTTTGCGTTTAGTGCAAAACCAACATGGACTCGCAAAATTGTACGCAAAATTGCAGAGCATATTGCTAGACATAGAACAGCAGACTTATGGAAAGAAATGCGTGGTAAACGTAGAGATACTTTAGGTCGTATATATAGAGCAATTATAGAACCATTATGTTATTTAGTGGGAAAGGTATAACATGAGTGACCCAATTACAGCTATGGCAGTAGGTGCAGCTTTAGGTGGAGGCACATCTTTAGCTCAAGGTAAAGGTTTTGGTAGTGCATTAAAAAGTGCAGCATTAGGCGGTGCATTAGGTGGTGGCGGTAGTGCTTTAGGCGGTCTTATGAGTGGCGCAGGTGCGGCAGCAACCGGAGCATCAACTGGTTCAGGTTTATTGTCAGGACTTCAAGGCGTAGCTACTACTCCAGTAAGTTTTGGTACAGGTGGTTTTGCTTCAGGTATTGGTGGTCAAGTTATTCCAAACGTAGCAGCTAATGTAGCTCCAGTAATTGGAACAGCAGCACAAACAGCTACGCAAAACTTTATTCCACAACATTTAGTAGGCAACTCTACAGGCATGGCAAATTACGTTCCAGGTGGTCCTTTTAACCCAGGTGATGTATCTAATTTTGTTGAAAACACGCCTTATATGCCAGGTGCATCAAGAGCTGTTACATCTGCTCCTAACTTTACTCCAGTATTAGGTAGATCAGCAGGCTATACAGGTGGCGGTCAAGGTAGCGGTGGATTCTTTGGTGGCATACAAGATATGTTTGGCGGATTATCTACATCAGATAAATTAGGTATAGGTTTAAAAGCAACAGACCTTGCAATGCGACCAGAAGAAAGAATGCCTCCACCACAAATAATGCCTATTAGACCAGGCAATCCTGAAATGGTATCTACTCCTTTATATAATGTAGCACCTAATGTAGGTATGCAAGAAGGAAACGACATGGGATTACCAAACTTACTTTCTAGGATGCCTTTAACAGAAGAAGAACTTTTAAGATTACAGCAACAGTTGCAAACAACAGGATACAGGGGAAGATAACATGGCACTTTTTGACACAAACGGTGGTTATGGTGGATTGCTAGGGGAATTTGGCGACTATGGTCTTGGTCTTCCTAGAAATACAGGCGGTCTTATTGGTGATGCTGAAAGGGATGCTATTAACAAAAGAGCATTGTTATCCGGTGGTATTAACGCAGCTTTAACATATTTTGCTACACCTAAAAACTTAAACCTTGGTAGTTCTGTTCCTTATTTAGCAAAGGCAGGTTTAGCAGGTTTTGGTGCATCTCAAAATACAGTAGACCAAGCATTAAACATGGCATACAGGAATAAAATATTAGCT